GTGATCATAGGCTTGTCTGTGGCGATAGTACTAGCCCTGACTGTGTGGATCGCGCGCTGGCTGGAGCCGAGCCAATCCTCATGTGCACAGACCCTCCCTATGGAGTCAACTATGATGCCTCATGGAGAGAAAAAGAAGGAAGAAAACAAGGAAGCAAAGCCAAATGGGCCAAAGGAAAAGTAAAAAATGACGACCAGGCAGATTGGAGATTGGCTTACTGTCTTTTTACTGGATCGATTGTTTATGTTTGGCACGCAGATAAAATGGCACACATAGTGGCTCAAAATTTGATAGATTGTGATTTTGAAATAAAATATCAGATTATTTGGGTAAAAAATAATGGTTTCTCGAGAGGAGATTATCATCATTATCATGAACCATGTCTATATGCAGTAAAAAAAGGTCAAAAACACAATTGGAAAGGTGATACTAAACAAAGAACGACGTGGGATATATCAGTAATTCACAAAGGAGAAGAAAAGGCAGATAGAACCGAACATTCAACCCAAAAACCTTTGGAATGTATGGGACGCCCAATAATCAATCACACCGACAAAGGAGATTATGTTTACGATCCTTTTATTGGTTCAGGGACAACGCTTATTGCCGCAGAGAGACTTGGACGTAAATGCATTGGCATAGAGCTTTCACCTGCTTATTGCGATCTAATCGTTAGGCGTTATATCAACTTCATGGCAAAGAAAGATAAACAGCCTGTTGTCATTAAGAATAACGAAGAAGTCGATCCGCTGCCTTATATTACAGCTTAATTTTGTTTAAATCTTTGCTTTTTTTGCATAGTGTCCCAGTGAAATCGATGTGAATTTTCACATCTGTTCACATGGAAAGGGTATTCATAAGTTAAATAAAAACCTCAAATTTCCTAGACAAAAGGGTAGGCATACATGGAAATAAAGAAATGGAAAAAATGCGATAGATGCAAAGAAGATTATGAAAAAGTATATTGCATTCCTTATGTACATGATCAATTCGTTGAGGTTCATATTTGCCGCCCATGCTCAATGGAATTTCACAAAGAAATTAAGAAATTTGCTAAAGATTTTATTTCTAACCATAAACTTTCAGTCGGTGACAAAACGTAACCGACTCAACCGTACGATAAAATCGTACATATGATTGAGGGTCAAATGGAAGAAACCACAATAGAGTGCCCAAGCTGTAGTCGAAGAATTAGAATTCCACTTCGTCGTCGATTAAGCTGTTTTGAAATTACACAAAATTTTGACGATCTACCTCTTTGTCCAGTGATGGTCTGCATGCAAGAGACCAACAAGAAACATGGAGTTCAATGCGAATTTTTTAGATTGGACTTTAGACAACCCTACTTTGATGAGACTCTGGAATTTCCTGGAGGAGCTTTAATATTGGACATGAAATGGGGATCAAAAAAGGAACTAATAAATGGCGGATGAATATTCTCACTTTAGAGAAATTGAAGATAAACTTATAAGGGATATGCTGAACTCGTCCAAAAGCACAGTGGCCGAACCAATTGAAAAACCGTTTGATCCTTTTGAAGAGCATGTTTGTAAAGGCGGTCTCACAGAAACCTGGCTAGTTCCTGGTGGTTCTGAATTTTGGCTTGTTTTCAATACAGAACCAAAAAGATTCACATGGATTGAATATTGTCCTTATTGTGGATATAGACCACCAAATCTTAGAGGTGATTGGGGAAACAACTCAATCAAAGTTAATCCATATTTAGAAGGTCCCTTTGGCACATCTCCTGTTTCAGATGCTTATTTTGAATTGTCATAACAGGGTACTCCCTGTTGACACACAAGATTAAAAAAATCTTATTTGTCATAAACACCTTCATTTCTTTATATATTGACATTATGTACACAATGCTCTAGACTTGCATGCATAAAAGGAGGAAATTATGGAAAGTAGAAATTGGTTCGTTCATGTTGAGTGGGTGGTTGTATTGGTTACCTTACTTGGTGGTTTCTATCTTTTGGATGGAAAAATAGAACGACAGTCTTGCAGAACAGATAGACTATATGAAATGTTCATTGAAATCGTTAGGGAGAGGAAATGAAAACTCAAGGTAAAATATAAGTAGGGGATTATGGATTTAACTGTAATTTTAACAGGAGTTGGAACGGTAGTTGCTGTTGTTGGTTCAAACATCGCATTAATTTCTTGGTTAAGGTCTGATATGAAATCGTTTGAATCAGAAATGAAATCAGATATGATTGACTTCAAAAAAGAAGTTCGTGGATGGAAGGATGAAATAAATAAAGAAATGAAGGATTTTCACGGACGTCTTTGTACTATCGAAGAAAGGAATAAAAAGTGAATGAAGACATTGCATCCATTTTGAACAAACCAATTTTAGATAAACTTAGAGACGCTTCCTTTGGCCTGAATGGAAACATAAAAATACTCTACGACATGTCTGAAAGGTACGTGGACATAAAAGACAATGTCGAATATGCGCGATACAATGGACAAATTTGGGGATTAGCATTCGCAAAAGGTATGATAGATTCCATCATTAGGTTGGAAGAATCTAGAGCTTATCACCAAGAGAAGGAAAAGGAAGATGGGAGAGAATGAATTCTACTTCAAAGGAAAGTTCTTTAAAACATTTGAAGAGATGTGTGATCACATTAAGGTCTGGTCAAAAGAACCTCTAGATCAATTAACAGCAGAAAAGATAATGGATACCCTGAAAAAAGATGTTGTTATGAATATATTTTTACGAGGACTAGAATTTACAAACGGGGAATTTTGCCAATATGTTGAAAATGTGTTTTTTGCGGCCATCAAGGCATTAGATGAGGAAGGGAAAAAGTGCCAGGCAAAAGAATAGGATACATTCGCGTAAGCACTCTAGATCAAAATCCTGATAGGCAGCTTGTAGACATTGAACTAGATAAGAAGTTTATTGAATTTGCTTCCGCAAAAGATACTAATAGACCCCAGCTACAACAGCTCTTGGATTATATCAGAGAGGATGACGAACTATTCGTACATTCTATAGATCGCCTAGCGAGGAGTGTTCAAGATCTTCACAATCTAGTCGACATGCTAGTCAAAAAGGGAATTGTAATTCATTTCGTAAAACAAAATCTCACATTCAATGGCAATGATTCTCATTTCTCTAAATTTCAGCTTGCCGTTTTAGGTGGTGTAGCTGAACTAGAAAGAGGAATTATTTTAGAAAGACAACGTGAAGGTATTGCAGAGGCGAAAAAGAAAGGTAAATTCAAAGGTGGAAAGAAAAAGCTAGATGCCGCCAAGATTGAAATTCTTAAGGCCAAAATGCAAACACGAGATTCAAAAAGTAAAATAGCTTTTGACCTTGGAATTTCTAGAGAAACTCTGTATAGATATTTAAAAAATTTAGGAATAACCTCACAACCTATCGAGGATAATGGACAGAGGATTAGCTTACACGGGAAAGATAATAGCAATAGAGCAGATACCCAATGCTGACTTTATCGCTTGCGCCACAGTTGTATGTGGACAGGGTGGTAAATGGCGTGGTGTTGTAAGAAAAGCAGAAGCTGATATTGGTTTGCTTTGTACGGTTTATCTACCAGACGCTCTCATCACTGAAAATCACGCAAAAGAATATGGGATGGACTTTTTGAAGTCTACCAATTACAGAGTCAAGATGCGTAGGTTTAAAGGTGCTCCTAGTGAAGTAGTTATCATGCCTCTACAAATTGCAGGAGGAAACGTCGGTTTTGACTGCACTGATATGCTAGGGGTAACTAAGTATCAAAAGCCTGTACCTGAAAATCTTCAAGGAGTGGCCAAAGGGGAATTTCCTGGCTTTATTCCCAAGACTGATGAGCCAAATTATCAATCGGTCCCAGACTTGATCGAGGCTCTTCATGGCCATCCTTATTATATCACAGAAAAAGCTGATGGATCATCTACAACTGATTGTCATCAAAGAATCAAAGGAATTAAACGAAGTTTAGAAAAGTAAAGGAAGGAGAAAAACATGGATATTGATACGAATTGGACACCCTACGCCGAAGTCATAGTCATAGATGATAAAGGAGGCGTGCGTTTCGATGGTAACTTTTGGTGGGTCTATATAAACATAGATGGTTCGCAATTCGACGTTTACCATACATTCGACACAAAGGAAGAAGCTGAAAAATATTTTGATGAATATAAAAAGTTAATTCTTAATTTAGTCAAATAAATAAATGGAAAATTTTGGAAAGGATTGCGTCAAGGAGAAAAAATGAATAGCGAATGGACAGCAGTAATAACAATATTAGGTGTATTTATAGCTAATGCAGCAATGATCCTGCCTTTATTTCTATGGGTAAGAGCAGAATTAAGAGCAGACATAAGGCATATGGATGCAAAGCTTGAATCTACGCGTGAATTAGTACGCGCAATACATGATGAAAGTAGAACAATGATAGGAGCAATTCAACAATAGATGAAAGACTTTCACGGCAGACTTTGTAAGATCGAGTCAGAAAGAAAATGAAAAAAAACCAAAAGGAACAATGAACTGGATTTGGATTAATGATATGAATAGAGAATCAAATGAAATAGCTACTCATTGGATGCCACTTCCCAACCCACCTTTGTCATCTTGAAGCCTATTCCGTGACATAATTTCTTGAAAGTAGCACTATTAATGTAGTATACATTATTTTAATACTACGTGATAATGCATGACAAAAGAACTTAGTCCTAAAGATTGGGAAAAAATCGAATTGTATATGAAGGCTGGAGCAACTCAGAAGAGAATAGCTGCAGCTTTTAATATGTCTGAAGTCTCATTGAGGGCAAAAGTAGAAGCCAAATATGGAGAGACTTATTCTGCGGTAAATCAAGGATTCGCCACATTAGGAGAGATCCTAATCGAGTCTGTTCAATTCCAAAAAGCCTTATCAGGTAATGTTCCTATGCTTTTATGGCTAGGTAAGGTTAGATGCGGGCAAAGAGAACCAGAAATTGCATCTTCCATTCCTCCTGCTCAAGATGATATAGATAAAAACCATTTAATTATGCAGCTTCAACATGAAAACAGAGAGTTGAAAGCTGCTATCGAGGAAATAAATGCCAACAAGTCCAAAGCAAGATAAAAGCTTTTGCGAGGCCACACACCGATTCAACATCTGGGTTGGGGCGGTAAGCTCTGGAAAGACTTATTCGAGCGTAGAGCGCCTTATATTTGATTTAAAGAATGGTCCGCCAGGTGATGCAATGATCATCGGTGTAAACAGGACTTCAATTCAGAGAAATATATTAACCCATCTATACAGAAAGTTAGGTTTTCCATGTCCGACAGAGAAAGCGCAGATGAGTCGATTATACGGGAGGGACGTGTGGTTTGTGGGTGCACCCGATGTATCTGCCGTGGCTACGATTCAGGGGAGTACGCTTGCACTTGCATATGTAGACGAAGCGACGAATCTACCAGAGCCATTCTGGAAGATGCTAGAAAGCAGGTTAAGAGTGCCAGGCGCAAAATTATTAGCAACTTGCAACCCAGAAGGACCAGCCCATTGGCTTAAGAAAGATTATATTGATAAACCAGGTCTGGACCTGGTCTATTGGAACTTTAACTTAGAGGATAACCCAACACTTGATGAAGCCTACAAACAACAACTCAAAGCGTCCTATTCAGGCATGTGGTATAATCGTTATATCCTCGGAGAATGGGCACTCGCGCACGGCGCGATATATGATTGTTACGATCATAACAACGAATACCAAAACCCCTTTCCTGCGCCATCATATTATGTTGTTGGTGTTGACTATGGGACAACAAACGCTACGGCAGCAGTATTATGTGCTATCACACCCAATAAATGGCCCCAAATTAGGGTGGAAGCGGAATATTATTATGATTCAGCTAAAAAAGGTCGATCCAAGTCTGATCAAGAACTCGTCAGAGATATCAAAGACTTTATTGGATATAAAAACGTATCTGCAATTTATGTCGATCCAGCTGCAGCAAGCCTTAAAATCGCTCTCAGACAAGCTGACTTACCAGTACTGGATGCCAACAACGATGTCCTTCTTGGCATTAAAATCTGCTCAAAGTTTATTAGCGGAAAGAATATAGTAATCCACAAAGGATGCACAACGCTAAGAGAACATTTACAATCATATGCCTGGGATTCAAAAGCCGCCGATAGAGGCGAAGACAAACCCATTAAAAAAGAC